TTTTAGATTAAAACCCCACGAGGTAGCAGCTTTACAGAAAATGCGAGAAACTGAAACTAGAAATATTTTAGTCATCGGAGATTTGCACGAACCATTCTGTCTAGACGGCTATCTTGACTGGTGTTTAGAACAGTACGAAACATTTAACTGTAATCAAGTTATTTTTATTGGAGATTGTATTGACGCTCATGGTTTTTCATATCATGAGCCAGACCCAGATGGTATGTCTTCAGGCTTAGAGCTTGAAACTGCTATAAAGAAGATAGCTAAGTGGTATGAAGCATTCCCTAAAGCTGATGTAATGATAGGTAACCATGATAGAATGGCAAGTCGTAAGGCTATGTCAGGTGGTATTCCTGCTGCTTGGATAAGGTCTTACAATGAAGTATTAGGTACTCCAAGTTGGAATTGGTGCGAATCTGTTATATATGATAACGTACTTTACGAACATGGAGAAGGAGGTCAAGCAGCCGCCAAAGCAAAAAACAACCTAATGTCATCTGTTTGTGGTCATACCCATACACTTGCTTACGTTCAATGGTTCGTAGGAAAAAGATTTAAAGTCTTTGGAATGCAAGTAGGATGTGGAGTGGACTCTACTACTTACGCTGCTGCTTACGCTAAGAACTTCAAAAAACAGTCTATAGGTTGTAGTGTAGTATTAAATAATGGAACTCTTCCAATTAATTTATTAATGCCTTTGTAATGCAATTAAAGGATTCTACTAAACTTTCTTTATTTTATATTCTATTAATTATAATAGTATTATTCTTTAGTTTATAGCACCCCCTCTTAGCCTTTTTAGGCACTTTCTTTTCTTTTTAATGGTAATATACTAGACAAGCAATAAAGTTTGTCCTAGATGTAAACACCTTAATTGTTAATAACTTTGTTTATCATTCTGTTTATAATATTATATTTTTATATCTTTGCTTCATAATTAATCAAATAAATATTATGAAAAATTTACTCTCAACACTTTTAGGAATAGCAGGACTTTTCGGCTGCTTATATATACTACTAGCGTCTATTACGCTTTTAGAACTTTTTTTAGGATTAAGATAATGCAATATAAAATGAAAGAAGCAACTACTAAGCAGGAAGCTATTATTAGCTTGTTAGACGTACAATCTAATCAACCTGTACTTTTACCTGACAATACAGTATTAACTGAGGACGGAATGCAGTCTTTATCTTTTCAAACTGTAAGAGATTTATATGTTAAGGTAAAATCAGCTTACTATAATTCGCAGGATAACTCAAAAAGATTTTAAGATGACAATACAAGACGCAGAATATTTAGAATACAATACATTGGATTTAATTTGCCAAGACTTTTTTTATAAGTCAGATGGATATTCATCAGATTCAAAATGGAATAGTAGGCTATTTACAATGGATAATGACTTAGTTGGAGATGAAAGGTCAATAAGGATTTATGGAACACAAGAGCAATTAGACTTAGCAAGTGTTGAATATAGAAAGAAAAACAGACTAATACTTGATGAAGTTTACAATTTCAAAGTAGAACCAAAAGGGTCTTATTGGAATGACATCTTAGAAATAACAGAAGAAGATAATCACAAGGTAGCTAATAAGCTAAAACATTACAACAAGCTTTATAACCAAAAAGGTAGAAAAGCATTAATTTTAAGAACAAGATAATGAAAACAGAAAGCAAGCAGGACTATTTAATAGCTATTCAAAGCGAATTGAAAGCTCCTAAGAATCAATTTAACAGTTTTGGTAAGTATAAGTATAGAAGTGCAGAAGACATCTTAGAAGCCGTTAAACCACTTTTAAAGAAGTATGGTTGTTACTTAACGATAACAGAAACGACTCAAGAGATTGCAGGTTATTTAGTTTTAACATCTAAAGTAAGTATTTCAGATGGAGAAAATACTATATATGTTGAAGCACAAGCAGGAATTAATCCTGAAAGAAAAGGAATGGATATTGCTCAGTCATTTGGCTCTAGCAGTTCTTACGCTAAGAAGTATGCACTTGGTAATCTATTCTTATTAGATGACACTAAAGACGTTGATAGTAATAAGGTAAACGAACCTATTTCAAAACCTGAAATGACTACTGACATTTACAATATTATGTTAGAATTTATCAATACAGGGAAAGGTTCAGCAGTAATGTCTAAGATGCGAAATTACTCAATGTCTGAAAAGCAAGAAAGTACATTGATGAAAATGTTAAAACAACAAATAAATAATTAATTAATAAAGACCTGCAAAATCAGGCATAATAAAAATGGAAGTAAAAGGAAAATTAGTAAAAAAATTAGCATTAGAGTCAGGAATCAGTAAGACAGAAAAGGCTTGGCAAAAACAAACTTGTGTAATAGATACAGGTGGAGATTTTAATAATGAAGTAGCAGTAAGTGCTTTTGGTGATGAAAAATTAAAATCTTTAAATAAATTAGAAGTAGGTATGGATGTAGTTATTCTTTGCAATGTTTATTCAAGAGAATACAAAGGAAAGTATTATCATAATATAGATGGATATCATTTTACATCAAATACAAGTAATATAGAAAATTCAGTAGTTGAATCTGACGATTTACCATTCTAAGATGACACAAGAAGATAACTTTAAAAACTTATGCAACCTAACGACATCACTGTTAGGCTTGCGTAAGGGTTCTTTAGGCTACAAAAGTAGAAAACAGGAACTTCAAGTAGCAAGAAGTATAGCAAGCGTAATAGCTCGCATAGAATACGAAATACCACATTCAACTATTGCTAAGGTAATTAATAGAGATAGAACTTTAATATATCATTATGAAAAAAACCACAAGCACAACTATTCAACCTTTCCAAAATATAGAGATATATTTAACAAAGTCTTTAATGCTTTTCAATCTATTGAAGATTCTAAAAAATCCTTCTTTGACTTGCAGCAGCTTAAAGATTATTTAAGAAAAAATAATGTTTTTAATAGTGAAAAAGAACAAGTAATAATAAGAATTAAATCAGGAAAAGTAGGAACAGACGTTAAAGTTTCTTACAGGAACTTCTATAATCAATTAGAAAATGTTAAACTTGCACTTCAGAATTTTAAATATGATATTGAAATAATTACCTTATGAAAGAAAAGCCAAACTACTATGCAATAATACCAGCTGAAGTAAGATACAGTAAAGCCTTGACACCTAACGCTAAATTACTTTATGCAGAGATAACTGCTCTATGTAATATGAATGGTAAATGCACAGCATCAACTGAATACTTTTGTAAACTTTATGAAGTAAGTAGGGGTGCAGTTCAAAACTGGCTTAAAATGTTAGATGATAATGGTTATATAACAAGGGTCTTAATATATAGACAAGGTAGTAAAGAAATATTGTCTAGGTACATTAAATTGGTAGACAAGCCTAGTCTAAAAATGTGTACAGATAATACTAATATAAATATAACTAATACTAATCTTACAGATAGTAATAAAAAGGCTTCTTTTAAAAAACCTACTTTAGATGAAGTTAAAAATTATTGTATCTTACGCAAAAATAATATAGAAGCAGAAGCCTTTATAGACTTCTATGAAAGTAAGGGATGGCAAATCGGAAAAGAAATTATGAAATCTTGGAAGGCTTGTGTTCGGACTTGGGAAAGTAGAGAAAAGAAAAATCCAAAAACTATGTCTAAAATAGATATGCAATTAAATGAATACTTAAAAGGAAAAGAATACTTATGATACAATTAAAAAAAGAAAATATAAATGAACTTAAAGAAAAGGTTTATGAATTAATTGCTAAGACATCAATAGAAATTGGACATAAAACAGATGGAAAAACTATGGCTAGTTTAAGTAATATATTTGCAGCAGACTTAATACAAGAGAAAAGATTTGGAAATATGACTTGGAATCAAGTTGAAGAAGCTTTTCATATTGGAGTAAGGTTTGGTAAAGACGAACCATTCTTAAACATCAGAACCTTTTATAAGTGGGTTTATGCTCATAAATTAAAAATTGATGATGCTACTTATCAAGTAAGGACTTTAGGACAGCCAAAAGAAAAGACTCCTTATTATCAAGAACCTATTACAAAATTACTAAAATGAAAAAAGAAGAACTTTACGATCCAGAAAAAAAAGGAACTTTTAAGATGATGTTTGGATTTCCACAACCTACAAGAATGGTTAGAAAAATATCTTATGGAAAAGAATATAAAGTTAATTTAAAAGTATTATAAAAATATGATAACAAGACAAACATCAATAGACTGCTTTAATCAAATTAAAGAAGCAGGTTTATTAGCTAAAAGAAGATTTGAAACTTTTGAGGCTATATTTAAATCTGCTCCTTGTACTAGACAGGAGGCATTAGAACATACTAATCCTATAAATGCTTTATCATTAAGTGCAGCAAGGTTTACTGAATTAAGGAGAATAGGAGTTATATATGAGAAAGATGTTAGATCTTGTAAAGTAACAGGAAGAAATGTAATAGAGTGGGATCTAACTGATAAATTACCTGTAACAGTAAAGAATACTAACAAAACAAAGAAACAAAGAGTAAATGATGCTTTAGATTCTTTACGTCAATTATATAAAAAGAAAGTAAAAGATTATAGTACTGATGAGGATTGGAAAATAGTAGCTGATCTGATTAAGAGTATATGAAAAAAACAATCAGTAAATTAAAAAAGGAACTAGACAAGTGGTTCAGTCTTTACATAAGACTTCGAGAGGCTAATGAATATGGCTATGTACAGTGTACAACTTGTTCAGTAGTAAGATTTTATAAAGATGGTATGCAAAATGGACATTTTCAATCTAGGCGTTTTATGGCTACACGTTTCAATGAAGAAAATTGTTCTACACAGTGTATAAAATGCAATATGTATTCCCAAGGTGAACAGTATAAATTTGGATTAGCTATTGATGCTAAGTATGGAGAAGGAACAGCAGAAGAGTTAGAGTATTTAGCTAGGACTATTCATAAAGTTTCAAGAGTTGAATATGAAGAAAAGATAAGTTATTATAAAGACCTTGTTAAAAACTTAAAAGAAGAAAAGCAAATAGCGTAACTATTTAAGTATCTTTGGCGTATGACAGAACCAATTTACGCAAATGATAAACATCGAGTAATTATTGAAACTTATATTACAATGTGCAAAGAGTTTGCTAAAGAAGTAAGTACAAAAAGTAGATATAATAATTATTTAGAAGTTGTAGAAATTATTTTGGAGTATTCAAATAACTATGGTTCTGGAACGAGAGAAGATAATTTTTGGGATTGGATGCTTATTATACCTATCAATTTAGCAGTTGCAACAAATGGATTTTTTGCAGGAGTAGAAACAAGAAGTAACTCTGCAGTAGTCAGAGCTTATAGAATTGTTTTAGATGAGCTAGTACAAGATACAGTAAATAAGATTGATAAGATAGAACCAATTAAAGAATGAAAATACTAAATTTATATGCAGGAATAGGAGGTAATAGGCATTTGTGGGGAGATGAACACGAAATCACAGCTGTTGAATATAATGAAAAGATAGCTAATAAGTACAGAGCTTTATACCCTAATGATAAAGTTGTAGTTGCTGATGCTCACGAGTATTTATTAGACCATCATAAAGAATTTGACTTTATTTGGAGTAGTCCTCCTTGTCAATCTCATAGCACTACAAATTATTTTACACAGTATATAAGAAAAAGACCTGTTTATCCTTTGATGAATTTGTATCAAGAAATAATATTTTTACAGAATTTTTACAAAGGAAAGTTTTGTGTAGAAAATGTAGTTAGCTACTATAAACCTTTAATAAAACCTGTGAAGATTGGAAGGCATTACTTATGGTCTAACTTTAATATAAATAAGATAGAACAGCCTAAAGATGATGTAGGAACAATGATGCCTAAATATGGTAATAAAGCTTGTAAAAAACCATTAGAAGAAAGAAATGCAGTAAACTCTGAATTAGGTTTAAATATTTTAAACTCAGCATTAGGAATTATTAATGAGTGTAAAGTAGAACAAGATAAACTATTTTAATGACTGAAATTTATTTAGAAATATCAAAGCTTTCAGATAAGTTTCGGACTATGGCTTTTGGACTAACCTCTGATGAAAATGAAGTTAATGAATCCGTACAAGAATTAATGCTTTATTTTCTTCAAGCTAATCCTGATGTAATTAGAAGTATTTATGAAAAAGATGGAATATTAGGGATTACTAGATATGGAGCAGTTGCATTAAGACGTGCCTTAACAAGTCCTAGAAGTAATTACTATTATAAGTATAAAAAGTATTATACTCATATTGATAGCTTGACAAGTGCAGTTACTTATGATGAAATGGATTCAGGAGAAACAATACCATCTAAGCACCTTTACAACTTGCCTAACGAAATAACAAGCAGTTATCAATGGACTAGCCTAGAAAAGATAGATAGTGCCTTAGATGGCTTTACTTGGTATGATAAGAAAGTCTTTGAGCTTTATTACTATGAAGGTAATACATTAGACAGCCTGGCAAAGAAAACAGGAATTAGTAGAAACAGCTTATTCACGACTATAGACAAAGTAAGAACAGAATTAAAATATAAGCTAAGTGAATAAGTTTTTTGTACCTAAAGATATATATGAAGATAGAATGGCTATCTGTAAAAGTTGTACTCACTATTCAAGTGTACTAGGAAATTGCGGAATTTGTTTATGTTTTATGAAAGTAAAGTCAAAAATTAGTAGTCAATCTTGCCCAAAGGGTTTTTGGCAAAAGACAACAGAGGTAGAAGTAAGAACAGATATTCCTGAAGAAATAATAGCAGAGATTATATTACTTTGGGAAGACTTAAAAACAGGAAGAGCTAAAGACCAAACGGCAAAGAAGAAAATGATAGAGATATACAACGTATTGCATAATACAAACTACTCAACAGGAACTAATTGCGGCTCTTGTATAGCAGCCTGCTTTGATGGAATAAAAAAAATATATAAAGAATACTCTAAGGACTAATACTAATTAATATAGGAGTCATACCTACAAAAGCATTTAATTTAACCTAGAGTAGTAGAGGGGGGGTTTGGTCGCCTCCCCAATACAATAAAACTATGGAGGTAATAATATCAGATGGAGGAGATGAACAAGAGGGAATGCATATAACTTTAATTTTAAAGTGTCTTGTTTATTCATCAATTTAAAAGACAAAAGAGTAAAGTCCCTCTCACTAACAAGGGCGTAGAATTATGGAGGAAGAAGAAAGAACATATAAAACAATTAAGTGGATATTGAAAGACAATATTAAAAAGAACGTCAAATCTTTATGGACTTGGAAAGATGATAACTTCACTTGTATATATGAAAACTATGATGGAGATGATAGAATTTATACTAGCTCTCAACTTTTAAAACTTTTAACAAAATGATGATATTTACAATAATAGGAATAATTGCAGCAGTATTTTTTTTAATAGTTATAATAATGACTATTGTAGAGGGTAGAATAAAAAGAAAAACTAAAGAAAAATTCCTTTGGAAAATGGATAAGGTAGAAACAAGAACAGGAGGACTTGAAAATGATAGGATAAATGAAAGACAATAGAATACCAAGCTACTACATAGGAAGTCGCTACAAGATAGAAGCAAGAAAAGTTATTGAAGATTTTGATTTATCCTATAATGTAGGGACTGCCTGTTCATATCTTTTGCGTTGTGGCAAGAAAAAAGAGGAAGGTATGGATATTATAGATAAGCATATAGAGGATATACAGAAAGCAATTAATCATTTAGAGTTTGAACTTGATAAACTAAAAGGATGAAAATATTAAACTTATACGCTTGTCTTGGTGGGAACCGATATAAGTGGAATGAAGTAAAAGAAGATATAGAAGTAACTGCTATTGAACTAGACCCTGAATTAGCCAGATTATATCAAGAAAGATTTCCTAATGACACTGTAATCATAGCTGATGCACATCAATACTTATTAGACCATTATAAAGAATACGACTTTATTTGGAGTTCACCTCCTTGCCCAACACATAGCAGAGCAAGATATTGGGGATTTGGTGCTAATGGTAAAAACCCAACATACCCAGATATGAAATTATATCAAGAAATAATATTTTTACAACATCATTGTAAGGGTAAGTATGTGGTTGAAAATGTAATACCTTATTACAAACCTTTGATTGAAGCAAAAGAAAAAGATAGACATTTATATTGGTCAAATTTTAATCTACCTAATACTTTAAATTCAAGACATTTTACTGGTTTATGTCAGACAAATAATGAATTAAAAAAATTAGAATTGTTTCATAATATAGAATTAAAAAGCTATAAAGGAAAACAACGCAAAGATAAGATATTACGAAACCTAGTAGACTATGAAGTAGGTAAAACAATCTTTGAAACTATGTTAGGTATTGTAAGAAGGGAAGTTATTAATCAAGAAGAATTATTTTAATATGACACTATATACTTGCGAATGTGGAAACACTAGAGAACTAGCTAAAGTTACAATAGTTTTTAGAGATGGAAATTGGGAAGCAAAGGAAGCAGAGTGTGAATGTGGACTGTATATGGATAGCGAACCAACAGAAGGAATCCCATCACTACAAAGGACAGAACCTAGCCTAAGTAAGAGAAGGGATAACTTATGGGCTGGAGCAAAGGAAAAGCTAGTAGGCGAAAGGGGAATCAATGAATCCTTTGATTAATGAAGTTTGTAATAAAGGACAGTAGAGATAAGCAAAGCCTTTTCAGTTACCTAAAGGAATTAGATAATGACTACATAGTTAGTGTAAAGAAACAAAGAAACACAAGAAGTAATATGCAGAACAGTTACTATTGGAAATTTATAGTACAAGGACTAGCAGAAGAACTAGGATATTTTCCTAATGAAATGCATGACGTACTAAGAGCTAAGTTCTTATCTGAATATGAAATGATAAGTATTAACGATAATCAAATAGCATTAAATAAAATAGGTAGTACAACTGCTTTAAATACTAAAGCCTTTGAAGTATATACAGAGCAAATAAGAGTATGGGCTATAACTGACTTAGGCATAAGACTAATGCTGCCAAATGAATACGAGTAATTTCTATTATATAACAACTTGATTAATCAAATTATTTCAAAATGGAACATGGAGGAAAAAGAGAAGGAGCAGGACGTAAAGGTAAAGGTGAAGAACAAAAGCTAATAGAACACTTAACACCAATGAGTGGAATAGCACTTGAAGCTTTACAAGAAGGTATAAAACAAAAGCAACAATGGGCGGTTAAGTTATACTTTGAATACTTTTACGGCAAACCTCAGCAAAGAGTAGATGTAACTACTAATGATGAAAGTCTTAATGTACCTTTAATAAACTTTATAAGCTCTGAATCTTAGCGAAAAATATAATGCACTATTTACATCAGATGCTAGATACTTTATTATAACAGGAGGTAGGGGTTCTGGAAAGTCTTTTGCAGTTACAGTTTTTCTAACGCTCTTAACTATGTCTAGGAATGTTAGAGTCCTATTCACACGTTATACAATGACATCAGCACACCTATCAATCATTCCTGAGTTCTTAGAGAAGATAGGGCTGCTTGGATATGACAATACCTTTAGCGTAAACAAAGCTGAGGTAATAAACTTAGGAAACAAATCAGACATCCTATTTAGAGGTATCAAGACATCAGCAGGAAACCAGACTGCAAGTCTAAAGTCATTACAAGGGATAAGCACTTGGGTACTTGATGAAGCCGAAGAACTTGTAGATGAGAATATCTTTGATACTATTGATTTAAGTATAAGAGAAAAGAAAGTGCAGAATAGAATCATATTAGTATTAAATCCAGTTACTAAAGAACATTGGATATACAAAAGGTTTTTTGAGGACAAAGGAGTTGAAGGTGGTTTTAATGGCGTTAAAGACAATGTATGCTATATCCATAGTACATACCTAGATAATGAAACAAATCTCTCTGAGAGCTTCCTAGAGCGTATTAAGAGCATAAGGCATAATAACTTTAAAAAGTATCAGCATAAGATTCTTGGGGGATGGTTAGCAAAAGCCGAGGGGGTTGTCTTCGAAAATTGGAGTATAGGTGAATTTAATCCTGATAACTTACAGACTTCTTGTGGAATGGACTTTGGGTTCTCAATAGACCCTGACTCATTAACTGAAGTAGCAATAGATAAGAAGCATAAGAAGATATACTTAAAAGAACACCTTTATCGTAATGGATTAAAGAGTCAAGAGCTTGCTCAGATAATATTAGACAAAGTAGATAGTAAATTAATCATAGCAGATTCAGCAGAGCCTAGACTAATAGCAGACTTAAAGCATTTAGGAGTAAACATTAAAGCAGTTAAGAAAGGAACTATTGAAAGTGGTATAACTAGAATGCAAGACTATGAGCTTATAGTAAGTCCTGAATCAACTAACATAGCTAAAGAGTTAAACAACTATGTATATTCAGACAAGGGTTCAAAATTATACGTAGATAATTGGAATCACGCAATAGACGGCATTAGATATAATGTAATCTATCACCTAGACAATCCAAACTCAGGAAGGTATTTTGTGCAGTAAAAAAAATCGTTAAACTAAAAACAATAAATTTCTATTATATAGTGTATGAAAGTTAAAATTAAAAAAGGAAGTAAATCAAAAGAGTTCAATTTAATCAATAGTTGGTCGGATGTTACGTTGGAAACTTGGCTAAAACTTATTGACTTTGAAACAGGAACAAAGACAGAAGAAGCTACAGAAACAATAGCAGCACTTTCTGACATTCCTAAGCAGTTAGTAAAGGAGTTATCCTTATCAGATGTAGCTGTTATAATGAGTAAGATAGGCGAGCTACAAGCCAAGCAAGATACTAAGCTAAAAAGGATAATAGAAGTAAATGGTGTTGAGTACGGATATCATCCACAACTTTCAGAAATTACATTAGGTGAGTATGCAGACATAGAGCAGTTTATTAAGAACGGAATAGAAAATAATTTACCTGAATTAATGGCAGTTCTTTACAGACCTATTAAAGAAAAGAAAAATGATATTTATATTATAGACTCCTATGATGGAGATATACGACTCAGAGCAGAAGAGATAAAACAGATGTCAGCAGAACAAGTGCAAAGTGCATTGGTTTTTTTTTACAATTTCGTGAAGGAGTTGTCGCTGATTTTGCCATCATATTTGATGGAGAAGCAGAAGGAAATGAAACAGCAATAGCAACTGAAGATTTTGCTAGCAAGTGGGGATGGTTCGGAGTTATGCACAGATTGTGTGGAGAGGATATAAGTAAATTAGAAAGTATTACAAAGCTAAGTCTTTTAGAATGCTTGACCTGGCTAAGTTATGAAACAGATTTGAACTCACAAAATAAAGTAAAGTAAATGGTTAATAATAAGACATATAATAACGTAGTAAATACTCTTCTTAGATTAGGTGAGTATCACAAGCAAATAGAATCAACTTCTGTAGGAAATATATTTGACATCAATCTTGAAAAGATGCAGAAATTTCCCTTACTACATATTAACCCCACAAACGTAGTAACTGGCGAAAGTCAATTAACGTATAACTTCCAAATCTTTATTATGGACATGGTAACAGAAAAGGATAACTGGACTAAGAACTTTACAAACGCTAACTTTCCTAAATTAGTAAAAACTTTAACTAATGAGCAAGATGTATTTAATGAAACTTTACAAATTGTAACTGACTTCATTGGAATGCTTAGACACAGTACAAGACAATCATTAGCAGGAGTTGATGATATTAATTTCCCTTTATACTTTACGGAAGATCAATTTACTATTGAGCCTTTTGAAGAAAGATTCGATAATCTTTGTTGCGGATATGTATTTAATATTGGTATCTTAGTTATGAATGACTTTCAGACTTGTGAAATTCCAGTAGATACTAATGGAGCAGGATATTAATGAAATGGAAGTTAAAATGGCTAACAGTAGAAATAGGATGGAAAAAATTTAAAATAACAATTAATTTATAAAAATATGGCAGACTTAGTAACGACAATCTCAGAAACATGTACACTTAATGGAAGCCTTAGAGGCTCAGTAAATTCTTTAACTACAGCAGGAGTTAATGACGTATTTGAAAGGATAGTAACCTGTACGGCATCAGTAACTACAACAGTAGCAGTATTCGATACGCTACCATCAACATCAGCAGGAGCTATTGATGTAGATAGGACTAGATACGTTCGAGTAACAAACTTGGAAACGGCAGTAGATATTGAGCTAGCAGTACAAACTACTACATCAAGTTATACAGTAACAGTAAGAGCAGGAGGTTCTCACGTTCTATATTCAGGTGATGTAATTGCTTTAGGTCAAGTAGGCGCTCCTTCTTTTGGAACTATGTTAAACTTAGCTTCTTTACAAGTAAAACCTACAACAGCGGTTACTGCTAGAGTTGAAGTATTTGTTGGAGTAGAATAGTGAAAACTAAAAATATAGAAAGGTACTTAGAAAGCTTTGGGAAACAGGTAGTAAAAGATTCAAGAGATCTATTGCAAAATGCAAAAGGAAGTACTTCTTTAGGTAATTCAATTAGATTTACAGTAACAAAAGAAGAAGGTGGTTTTTCTACAAAGTTCTACATGGAAGAATATGGACAGTTTTTAGATAAAGGAGTATCTGGAAATAAAGTAAAACAATCATATATAAACTATGATGGTCAAAAGAAATCAAGTCCAGGAAAAGGATATACAACCAAAGGTCCGCCAATTGATATATTATCTAAATGGATTAAAAAAAAAGGAATAAAACCAAAAGGATTTAAAAGAGGAAGGTCAAAAGATACAGGGCAATTTGTTTCAGGGTTTGCTTTTTTAATAAGTAGGAAAATAAAAAGAGAAGGAATTAAGAGTCTAAGCTTTTTTCAGAAACCTTTAGGATTACAATTTAAAAAGTTAGAAAAAGATTTTCTTAAAATATTAACGTTAGATATAAGAAATAATCTTGTAGAATTTTATAGACCAAAATAATTAAATAATGGCAACAATAATAGAACAGAAACCTTTATTCGATACTTTAACAGCAGGAGAGAATGTAATTTTTGCAGTATCTAATACTAATATAGTTTCAACTTTTACAGATGTAAAATTTATTGCTACAGTACATATAAGCAACCAAATCCCTAACCCATCAGTATTAACAGATGTAGTAGGTACTTTTAAAACTACCCCTAACAATGCAGGAGTAGGAATGTTCAACTTTAGTCCTATAGTAGAAAGTTTTGTTAGTTCTGATAACTTAGCAAGGAAAGACAGTACATATAAAGGAGTGTTAAATGGAACAGATAATAACGTGCCTATGCATTTAATTGATAAATTCTCAGGAAATATTAATACTATGAGATACTTAGTCATAAAGTTTACTGTACAATACAACGATGGCACAGGAAGTATTATTGAAAATACTACAGGAGATATTTCTTTACCTATGAAATTAATAAATGGGTATCTTAAATACACTGATGAGTTAGATTTAAACGGTGTTAATTTTGGCTACAATATTCTTAATAAATTTTCCTTTTCAAATACTCAAGAAAGAAAGTTTTTGACTAATGCTCCTTTAATACAATACGCTAATATAAATGATTACGGAACTGTAGGGCTATTAATGTCAAATCCTTTTTTTCCAGGTTTAGGATCAGCAGGTGCATACGGTATAAGGTATAAGTATTATGACGATTCAGACGTTCTTCTAAATTCTGAAGATATTCAACAATCAAGTAACGGGGGCTTTAAATATCCTCAATCTATTATAGACGCTCAAATACTTTATGCAGGAGTCTTTCCTGCTAACTTATCTAACTGGAGTACTATATTTAACGTTAATATAACAAAATTATCATATTACACTTTTCAAGTCATAGGGTCTACTGGTACTGTTATGTCATCTTTATATAGGATGAATATTAACTGTCCTAACACAAAAGGATTTGAGTCTATTAGACTTTGTTGGTTAAATCAGTGGGGTACTTGGGACTACTATACTTTTATCATGAAGTCTATTAAGAAAATTTCTACAAAAGGAAGTACATACCAGCAATTAGAAGGAAGTTGGAACTCTAGCTCTTACAGAATTGACAGCTTTAGAGGAGGCAAGAAAGCCTTTAGAGTAAATGCTAAAGAAAAGATAACAATGAATACAGATTTTGTAAACGAGTCAGAATCAGCTTGGTTCGAAGAGCTTATTAATAGTCCTGAAGTTTATCTGTTAAAGGAAAAATCATCTGATAAACTTAATTCTTCTCTTAATAAATATGTAACACCTGTAAGACTTACAACTTCTAGCTATACTAAAAAGACCGTCGCTAATGATAAGCTAATGCAGTACACTTTTGAAGTTGAAAAAAGCAAGACACTTAGAACTCAGTCTATATAATGAGTGTTCAACTAATAATATATCCACAGATCTATGACGGTTACAATGCAAATATTTTTACGAATACAAGCCAATTTATTATTAACGGTAATAATTTTAGTACAGTAAATTCTTCAACAGATCATACAGTAACTTTATCAAATGGAACACAAGAAGCAATAGACTTTTATGGAGCATCTTTAACTGTTAATACATGGAAGAGATTTCATAAGGGTGCTTCTGGAGTTAGTGAATCAGGAGGTCTTGTAACTATAAATCCCAAATCAGGTCAAGTTCAGCAAGGGCTTATTCAGAAATTATCTAATTTAACAGTAGGAAATTTTTATAATATTACTTTGGATATTAACACAAATATTAATACTACTAACGCTTTTGGTATTTGGATTTATTCAGGAACTATTCTACAGCAAGTTATTCCTATTCCTAATAATACAGGTTTTGTAAATATTTCATTTAATGCCTTTTCAACAGATGATACTATTGTTATAGTTGGTGATTCAACTATTGATCAGAAGCTTGTATTAAATTCTATTACTATTAGAGATGCACAACCTATTCCAACTGGAGCAATTCAAATATTAGGAGATGGGCAAGTTATTTGTGATCTTTATGAAGATGAAGATTTACCACTTACTTTAAGTGTTGATGATTTTAAAAATGTCGCTGAAAATGTACAGTCTTATTCTAAAGCCTTTAAAATTCCTGGCACAAAAAGAAATAATAGAATATTCGATCATATTTTTGAAATTACTAGAGAAGTAGCTGGATCTGGAGGATTAATATTTAATCCATACCAAAAAACAAAAGCAGTTTTAAAGCAGGACGGATTTCTTTTATTTGAAGGATATTTAAGAATGTTAGATATAATAGATAAGGAAGGAGAAATTAGTTATAATGTAAATTTATATTCTGAAGTTATAGCTTTAGCCGATATTTTACAAGAAAGAACATTTAAAGATTTAGACTTTACAGAGCTAGAACATGACTATAATTATAGTAATATAAGAAACAGTTGGCAAGGAATATTACCAGTTGCACCTTTGCCTTCAGGAAGTTTTGCAGGCTCAACAGGAGCTACTGCTACTAATGTATTAAGATATCCTTTTTGTAATTGGAATCATCAATATAGCTACACAAATTCAGGGAATCCAAAACTTACAACTTTAGAAAGCGCATTTAGACCTTTTATAAATATAAAATACTTAATTAATAATATTTTTGCAGATACAGATTTTACTTATGAATCTAATTTTTTTAATACTGCTGATTTTAATAAGCTTTTTATGGACTTTAACTGGGGGTCAGGCAATGCTCCTGTTATTTTTAACTCGACAGGTTTATTAACTAATAAAAGTGATGTTGGTCTTGGTACTTCTATGGCTACTTTAAATTTTGATGAAATGAATGCACTTTTAGTTGGTGGCGATCCATTAAATGCAAATTTTGGATATTCAGCAGGAGTATTTACAGCTCAAGAAGACGGTCAAGTATATACGTTCAGTTATGATATGCGGTTCGATAATGTTTCATTATCAAGCGACACTGTATTTGTTCAATGGCTTGTTAATGGAACTCCTGTTGATGTGGCTACTTCAACTTCTACTTTTTTCACTTATTCAGGATCTTTTACTACTTCACCATTAGCAGCAGGAGATACTGTGCTATGTCAAGCTTTTTCTACTTTAGGGTTGTATGAATTAGATGGCGTTTTCGATCCATTCGGAACACCTTCATTAGTAACAATTACAACTACATCCTACCAAACTACATCAGATACGTTATTAGAAACTCTAAGAGGAGAATTAGGGCAGTGGGATTTCTTAAAAGGAATAATTACAATGTTTAATTTAGTAACTATTCCTGATGAAGATAATCCTTTAAATATAAAAATAGAACCGTATGCAGATATATTTGTAAATAATACAGATAGCGTTCAATTAAACTGGACTGAAAAAATAGATGTTTCTCAAATTAAATTAAAACCTTTAACAGAATTAAATAGAAAGACTATTTTTAAATTTGTTGAAGATGATGATGACTATGCATTTAATCAATATAAGAATTTAGTAGACGGTCATTTATACGGAAGTAAAAAGTTTATAGCTACAGATCAATTTGATATATTAACTGGAGAAGAAGAAATTATAGCAGAGCCTTTTGCAGCAACAGTAGTAAAGCCTCTTAGTTCTGAATTTCCTGAGTTAATAGTTCCTTCTATTTATTCTTATAATTTTAATGACGACACTTCTGAAGGATTCGATAACAGCCCTAGAATTATGTATAATAATGGGGTAGTAACTATGACTTCAACTACTTATAGCGTTCCTACACAAAATGGAGTAGCTGGTGATGCATTTGAAGATGAATATTTACAGTTTAGTCATTTAACAGATATACCTACAGTTACTTCTATTCCTCCAAGTTTAACAGATACTATAGACTTTCATTTTGGTGAATGTCAATTAATTACTGGAGTAGGAGCTCCTACTGTAAATAATTTATTTGGTATGTACTGGCTTCCATACTTTAATGAGCTTTACAATCCTAATACTCGTATCATGACTATAAAAGTAGATTTAAGTCCTTCAGATATAAATACTTTTAAATTTAACGATACAGTTTTTATTAAGAACAGAGTCTTTAGAGTAAACAAAATAAACTACCAGCCGAACGAATTGGCAACAGTTGAATTTATACTTATACCATAATGTCAG